TGCTATTCCCGTGATCAGTGCCAAAAGAATCTGAATGGCTGCCGTGATGATAAGCGGCAGATTGTCGATAAGCACCTGTACGATTGTACCGACAGTGTCAACCATCATCTGAATAAGTTCAGGGATCATCCCTGTGATGCCATTTACAAGAGCAAGTAGAATCTGAATTCCTGCATCAAGAATTAATGGCAGGTTTTCCATGAGGGTTGATACAACCGTCGTAACGCATGTAACCATGGCGGGGATAAGTGTAGGAAGCGCCGCCGCTATGCCCGTGATAAGGCTTGTAAGCAGCGTCATTCCGATAGTAAACAGTAGAGGTAAGTTTGTCGTAATGGTTGTAATGAGTCCGGTAACTATTCCGACTCCTGCGGTTGCCAGTGTAGGAAGCTGTGCAATTAAAGCATTAAGCAGTGTAGTAAGAAAGCTATTCGCCATAGTGATTACAGCCGGCAGTTGAGCAGTGATCCCGCTAAGGATCTGCCCGACTACTCCGCCGGCCGCACTAATAAGCCCCGGTATGCCGTCCTTGGCGAAAGCATCAGTTAGAGTTGATACCATGCCGATAGCTTCAGGCAGGAGTGTCTTTGTCAGGCTATCCGAGATAGGCTTAACGACTTCGCCAACCAACGAATTAGCATTGTCCTTGAGTGTACTGATAAGTCCGTCGAATGTTGTCGACGCGGTTTCCATGCCCTTGTAGAACTGACCGCCCTCGGATGTTGCTGTCTTGAATGCAGCCGTGAGTTCGTCCGCGGATATTCCGCCCTTGGACATCCTGTCTGTGAGCTCCGACATTGATTCGCCGGTCTTTTCCGAGATGACTTTTAGCGGATTAAATCCTGCCTCGATCATCATCTGACAAGTCTCGCCGGTGAGCTTACCCATCGAATTGGCTTTACCGAATGCATTTGTAAGGGAACCGAGTTTTTCAGCGTTCCCGAGAGACACATCTCCGAGCATCGTGAGTATTCCAGTCGAATCATCAGCAGCCACGCCAAAAGCCAATAGGGTAGTTGTCGCCGTTGCAAGATCAGACATCTCAAACGGAGTAGCAGCTCCCAGCTTCTTGAGTTCATTGACCTTCGCTACAGCTGCCTCTTCGCTCCCAAGCATGGTCTTAAAATTTGCAGTGTAGTTTTCCATTTGAGCATTGTATTTAACGCCGGAAACGACCAGAGCGCCCATGCCGGTACCAACTGCTGCAAGTGCTCCGACTGTGATGCCGGCCATGCCCGCCGCGGCTGATCCGATCGCTCCAAAGCCTTTGGATGCAAACGATCCAAGCCCCGACAAACTAGACTTAAAACCAGACTCATCTAGTTCGGTCCCGATCTTGATTGTGCCGTCGTTTGCCATGCTTCCACCACCTTTTATGTGTGAAAATCATCGGCACTAAGGCACTACTTGATTTTGATTTCGAATTCTTGTTTGCAGTTTCGCCCCTTGCATCGGACGAAAAGACCTTTACTCTGTCCTGTTTCGTCATACTCAACGGGCATTTCATAGCCACAGTGCGGGCATTTAACTTTCTTTCTCACTGTTGACCTCCGCCATTTTACGGTTGATGTGTTTGAGCATATCCGCATCCCGTTTCGCGAGCGCCATTTTGCTATCGGCATTCGTTTCAGATTCGAGAGCGTATAGGTTTTTCATGTCGATGTAAAACTTCTTCTGATGTTTGTCCATGCCAGCCGTATCGGTTACCCGGTAGCTCATGATCTTGGACATTTTCAGATCGTCGTTCAGCGACTCAAACATGCATTTGAACTTCCACCAGTGCAGATCCGCGCTTGCTATGTCCTGCAGGTCGAGCTTGTACTGGGTCTGAAACGCCGAATAGATAAATGGCGCGTCCTGCTCAAAGCAGTAGCACCGCTTCGAGTTCGAGGATCCCTTACTTTTACTCTTACTCTTCTTCTCATCCTTGCCGCCCCGGTAGAACCACATCATCATTTCAAATGCTTGCGCCGTATCGTCCGGCATATTCTCGCCATAGAATAATTCAAGCGCGGTACCGACTCTGTCAGTGTCGCTCAAGGCGTTGTCGAAGATGCAGATTTCTATCAGGATAAATGTTCGAAATCCATAATTGACAGGGTAATCGGTGCCGTCGATTGTTACTGACCGAGGGAGTTCGTCAATCATGATGTTCATTTATCTCACCCGTTTGGCGCTATACTTCGTGACGATCTGCATCTTTGCCTCTCCGACTATTTCGCAGAATTCATAGTATGCGTTCTGCGCTGTCATGGAGTTCTTGCAATCCCCGATAACATCAGCACCGGTTGCAGAAATAAAGAACGTTTTGAACATCTGGATCAGAACCTTGTTCATGTCGCTCATTTTCTTGGTTTTTGATGCATCCTGAATCTTCTTTTCCGACCAAGAGAGCTGATCAACCGCCTTTTCAAAGGCTTCGGAATGATCGATGTCAAAGATATCAAATTCAAACTCAACGTTATTAATTTTCATTGTCATAAAATTTCCCTCCTCAAAAGGAAAGCGGGGCATATTTCAGCCCCGCCGGTTGATTAAGCAGCAGTGGTAAAGTCGGTACCGGATGCGGCCAGACACTGACCGTAAATGTCACATACGCCAGCAACGGAAATAAGATACTTCGTTGTTCCGGCAAGAGCGGCAGTCGGCGTAATGGTGAGGATCTTCTTGGTTGCGTCCCACGACTGGGCGGCCGCAACGATATCACCTGTCACCGAGTTGAGCAGCGAGACCGCGGATCTGGCAATGGCATTGTTAAACGTCAGTACCATGCTCGATGCTTTTGCGATTGCTGTAGCGGCATCAGCCGGAACAACAGTAGAAAGGGCAACAGCGGAAATGGATCCGGGAACGTAGGTGTATGCAGCGGGCTTCCCGCCGCATGATTTCAGCTCGATGTCGATAGCAGAATTTTCTCCGCCGTTACCACCGCCGTCTGAATTAACCACGATAGCAATCTGGCCAGTTTCGCCGATGCCCGTGACTATGTTGTAATAAACATAGTTCGTAACAACAGCCTTACCGATACCGAACTTAACCGCGAACCCGAGCATGTAGTCCTGAGCAGCATCGCCGATATAGCGATCACCTGCGAGCTTAAATGTCCGCTGGTTCCCGGTCTTGGTTGTGGTCGGGCCCATGCGGATATAGGTCTTTTCGGACAATACCGGATTGAGCTGGGCGTCCACTCCTTCGACAAACAGACCGACTACACCATACGCCGGGATAAGCGTCGCTACAGCATTGGTAGGATCCATGTCAATGGCGAGTACATACTCATCGTTTACAGCCGCCCCGGTATAAACCGGATTCGTTGTAATTCCTGTCATTAAGGTTGATACAAGCATTTTTAATCCTCCTCATAATAAGTTACTTTGCACTGCAGCATGTATTTTGCAGTTGCGGTTGTGATGTCAACGTCGGCTAAGTTTGGCATGTTTTGCAGTGACTCAATTTTCTGCACTTTGCACTTAACCCCGAGGTTCGGGAATGCTTTTATTTTGTTCTGTGCGTCAATCCAGTCGCTGAAATCCTGCGCCATGTTCATAGCCAATAGATTTAGGTCGTCCGTGCCCTCTGAAAACGATTTCGAGATGATGACCGCGAAACCATATTCCTTGACAGCCCCGGAGTGTAGGTATTTTTTGATTGTTCTTGGTGCATAAGACGGGATGAAAGCGATCGTGTCAGGCGTTCCCAAAGACACGTTGAAATTGAGAACGTTCCCGACTACCTCCAAAACCTTAGCTTCAAGATAGGCTTTCATGATGTCATGTTTGCTCATTTTGTGCCTCCCTTGATGTAGTTCTGTACCGCCCTTTGCAGGTCTGACATTCTTGCGGCTTTCATGGCTTGATCCCAATGTGAAGTAGCGAGCGGTTTCGAATATCGAAGCCTTTTTCCTGTAGATACTTTGTACTCGCCGTGCGAATAAGATGATCCAGTGGTCGAAGAAACAAATAAGATACCACCGTATTGATACCTGGAGTATGGCGCAAGATAATGCACTACGCCCCCGCCATTCTCGACATACGTTCTGACATCCTTGATCATGACGTGATTGAGTTCAGGAACATACGGCTGCATAAGCTTTCGCGCTTCGTTCGCCATGAACAACTGCGTTTTGTCGCCGCCAGTCGTTTCTTCGATGATCGTTTTTTCTGGCTTGTTGAATTCAAAGCTGATCTTATTACCCATATCAGCCACCAAACCTGTAATGCAACTGTACCGCCCCGGAGTTGTCCGAGAATGCCGTTGCCTTGAATGCGCCTGGTTTGTTACGGCTTAACACCTGAGCCGCCGTGTTGGGACTTGCAGAGGCTATTACCTCTGAAGAATTACCCAAAATAATCACGTCGCCTAGATTGCCGGTGAAGTACTGACCTCTGGATGCAGCAGGAACTTTGACCCATTCGGCATATGGCTTGTACTTTGTACTTGCCGGGATCCTCGAAACATACGATCCTGCCATTTGTGAAGATGTCCCGGAATTAACAGCTGTCTGCAAGCACTTGGAAAAGCACTCAGGGAGTACAGTCTTATACCATACATCCGCTGTGCCGTCCGGATTGTCCGCACCTTTAAGGCAGTTATACAAAGTGATTGTCTGGTTGTAGTTCGGGTTCAGTGCCACATGTCTACCCCCCTGCGCATCAACACAGTACCGGATAGGTATTTCTTAGCGATAGAGTTGATAGAGCCGTTCTTGTTCAGGAGTGCCGTTGCATCGAAGCTGCCAGACTGACCGTCGTTTCCGAATGCCGTCTGAATCATTCCTGTAGCGGTTGCTTTTTCGAGCTTGTACAGGTACTCAGCGATGT